AAGGAAGATCTGGAGTATATATAATTAGTTCTTCTGAGGGAGTATCTTGTGGAGTTTTACCTGTAAAAAATTTTCCGTCTGCGGTTTTCCAATAATATCCAATGTATGGTTGTTTTGTATTTAGATATGCAAATTCTCTACCATTAGTATACAAATTAGAAATTATTTGAGATAAGGGGTAATACATAATATAATTAAGCTAATTGTGGAAGATTAGATGGAGGAGGAAGGGCGGCCAATCTATTTTCATTATATAATTTATCTTTCCCTGAATAGTTCCAGAAAAATACATTGCTTGTATCTACAGGTTTACCTTTACTATTAAGTATTTTGGGTCTTTCAACTGGCCCTACTGCTTCTTTACTTTTAGGCATATTTGCTAAGAATTCGGTTCTAGAACCTACAAATTGTTTAGCATTATTTTTAAGTATTGGATTAGTTATGGCTTTATAGCTAGTATCTATAGCTAAAGTAGCATCGGCTAATGATACTTTTTTAGAATTTTGATATGCAACAATAGCAGTATTTCTATCTTTAATTTTAGCCCAATCATTTTTATTTTTAAATACGGGTTCATATTGATCCGGAGAGACTATAATCTCTTTTATACTTTTACCATATGCCCCTACATTTAGTCTATTATATATAGATTGAGCAACATCTGCTGCTCCTTGAGGATCCAATAATATAAAACTTTCTGCAGCACATATTGCTACTAAACTCCAAAAATCGGCATCCGAGCCTTTAGCTACAGGAGCAAGAGGAGTAGTAGGAGTATTTTGACGTTGAGATTGGGAGGTAGGTGAAGAATCTGAGATTTGGTTTTTGTCTTTTTTATACACACTATCATCTGTACTTCCTTTAGAAATAACTATTGATTCTAAAGTTGTAAACCATTTATTATTTTCAATTTTATGTATAATATTTTTAATTAAAAAATCGGCATTGTCAGGATAGTTAGCAGGTAGAACCTGGGTGTCAATTAAAAATTTACTATATATTTTCATTCCTGAAAGGCCATCCATTGTCAGTGATAGATTGAATGGAATAAAGCCAGTACCTGGGGCAAAAGTAGAGGTAGTTTTTTGACCTTTTTGTTCTGCTATTTTATTATTTATATCAGCTACTACTTGACGAAGTTGTTGTTGATAAGTTATAATATTAGTTAGTGTATCTCTATATGTTTCAGCAGCATTGGATTCATATTCTCCTTTAGATAATTTCATTAAATATAATACATAATCTTTAAATACTTGTTTAAATTGAGTGATTAATGCAGTTTTGTTTTGAAATAACTGGAGGTATGTCTCAAATCTATTTTGATTTTTTTCTTCTTTGGATTGGACTATTTGTTCTTTAAATCTATCTTTTAAACCAGCATTAAATTTAGAAAATGCAGTTGCATTTTCCCCTACTACAGTACTATTTGCTGTAGCACCAATTGTAATCATTGTGGATAGTTCAGGAGATATTTCTGTAGTAAATGAGAAATCTTTTATAAATGAGGCACTACCCGCTCCATTAACTAAATTGTATCCATATAAATCAAATCTAGCATATTTGTTTGAAATACCATATTTTAATTCGTTAAGTTTATTTATGACAGCCTCAGTGTTAGGAAGTGGATTTGCATCTCTAATTATTATAGTATTTGTAGTTTCATCTACAGTAGGTTCTAAATTAATTGTTCCTCCTAATGAATTATTAATTGAAGATAAAATAGTACTTAAGAAATCAATTAAAACTACTTTATTATTATTTGAGTCTACTAATTCATTAAGTTTAGTTAATATCCATAATCCATTTACATATATATTCATTATTTGTCCATATGAAACATTTTCTGTAAATAAAGGACTTTCAAAGTCTTCACCTTGTTCGGCAAAATCTAATTCAATAGAATTTAATACCAAAGTACGATTTACCATACACACTTGAGGATCAATACTAACTTGTAGATCATTTTCAAGATACATTAAATTTGAATCAGTATCATAATCAAATTTGATTATAGGGGCATTTTGATCAGCTACAACAGATTGATAAATAATTTTTTCTTGAAGAAATTGTAGAAATGTTCCTAATCTAATATAGTATTGTTGACCAATATTCTCCCAGTTAATCATAAGAGCATCAACTTTTCCTGTTGTAAATCCATATGTGGCTACATCTAGAGAATAGGAAGTAGATGTTCCCATATTTTCATAGATAGTATAAAAAAATCTTCCTATAGTACTTTTATTAATAGCGTCAATAACTGTTTTGGGGAATAGACTATCCTGAGTAATATTTCTGAATGTGTTAGAATTGGTTAATGAATTAATTTTAAAAGATTCAATAATATCTCCAATACTTACTAAATCTAAAGTAATATCATAACTACCATCTGGGTTGAAGGACCAATGGATATTAGAAACTTTAGCAAACATTGCATCGTAATTTCCTTTAGATGAAATTCGATTTTTTTGAATTTTATCAAGAAATTTATCGTATGTTATTCCTCCTTTTAAAAAATTATCTGCTAAACTATTATTTATATCAGAGCCTTTTTGTAGAACTCCATTATTGTCATAATACATTGAATGTCCCCATTCAAGTAGCACATTAAAACCTAATCTTAAATATAAAATATCTATAATATCAAATTGTGTTTTATTATGTGCTTTAATTTTTACTGTGGCTCTACGAATTGATCCTCGATTTTCATGCTTAATTTCAGCTGATTGGATACCCATCATTGGGCGTAGACCAAATTCGGTTCCGCCTATACCGTAGGCACTATTATTCCCTAGTAAATTATTATTATCTGTTATTCCAAATCTTTGATTTTGTGGATTTTGATTTGTTCCATTAAATAAAACAAATTGTTCAGCTAAACTTGATCCTTTATTTACTACACCTCGAAGTGATTCATCTTGGAGAATTTTATTATTTTCAATATCAACAGATGAAACTAATTTTACCCAAGAAGTATTAGCATTTAAAAATACTATTTCCTCAGGTTCACGATTTGTAGTATATCCAGATCCATATCTTCTTTGTCGTTGGGCGACCTGATCTACTATTTCTGGGGGGAAGCCTTCACCTAGTATATTCATAACTTATAAATTGTTTAAAACTTTGAAACTATTTATTACATCAACATAGTTTGCTGGGATACGAATTTGATTACCTTCGGGTATAATTAATGAATTTTGTGGGAAATCAGCAGGTAATGAAGTACCAGCTACTGCTGTATTAGTAATTGAAATGACCCACCATAACGATTGATCTCCATAGTATTGTTGAGCCAGTGTATCAAATCTATCCCCTTGTACTGTATATACATAAATGTCGTTGTCTGATAAAGGAACCTCAGGATACTTAGTTGTTTGATAAACTGGTTTTTTATCAATGATTGTAGTGGGTATGGATTGATAACGATTCATAAAGAAAAAATTAGGTTAAAAGCTGATCAATCGGATTAGGGTCATTAAATAACACTATTTTATTTGTTCCATCTAGATTTAAATCATAATTATCTTTTGATCCAGCACTTAAAGCTATATATTTTTCTTCACCATATGTGTTGCCATCTCTTGAACCTAAACCTATTTCAGGACTTATAATATCATATTTATTTTGTTGTAATCTAGGTACAAATTTATGAATTGGTATAAAGTTAAATCCTGTTACTTTAATTAAATGAGGAAGTTCTTTAACTGAAGAATCTGATTGGGCAATTGTATCATCAGTAATTCCTATTTCCCAAGTTGCATTATCCTCATTCATTTCATAAGAAAATCCTGTTATAATACCTGGTTGTTCATAAAAATATCCTCCAATAGTTAATGTAACAATATTTCCTCTCATATATCCATTTCCACTATAATCTGGGGCACATACTGATGCTAAATAGTTCAACTTTCTATACATTGGAATTAATTCAGCTTTTGATTGTGCGGCTACAGTCCAAGATAATGAAACTTTTCTGTCAAATCCCTTGTAAGTGTAGAATTTTTCACCTCTTCCAATATATTGAGTTGGATCCCAATCTGATGTATATTGATCGGAAATTTGATCTAAGAATGCTCTAAAATGGATATATGTTTTTTGAGAGGGATCATTGTTATTTATAACTCCAATTCTAAATTTGACTAAATCATTTCCTCCTACATCATTTGGATTAATAGTTGCACTACTATATATAGGAAGGACAGTTATTTTATCATATGAATTAGGAGAAGCCGCTCCATAAGGTATAAAACTATCATTTGCATTTGCTCCTTCAACATAACTAAAAACATTTTTATTAGTAGAATTACCTGGGTCTCCTAATCCTACTCTATTTTCTATAGTTTGATTATCTTTTATTTCATAAGATGGAGCCAACGACATAAGAGTTGTTTGACTCTGAGCTTTAGATTGGATTGCTTGTCTTAATCCACTTCTAAAATCTTTTTGATAAAGTGCAGGAACATATCCTTTAATGCGTCTAGGATTGTCTAATTGGAGTCCTTCAGTTGATAACTCAATTTCATTTAGATTTCCGAATACATCAGTTGGTGAAGTTATATCACTATTAAGTCCTATATATCCTAATGTTAAATAATTAACTGTAGGATCTATAATGTCTGTAGCGTAATTTATTTTTAAAGTAGGATTAGTTAATCTAATGTTTGTTTTCCCTACTCCTAAATTAGAACCAGGTCCTCCACTGTATGAAATAAGAATTTGAGGATCTGCACTTATATCATTCATCCCTAAAAATCTAGAGTTGGGAGGTGAATTGGGAGAAGTTAAAAATTTAGTTCCGTATAATTGGATTAATCTATTTTTATCTATACTTTTAATAGAAAATACTTCCCCTAATTCAGGATTTATAACATCAGTATATGTTCTTAACGAATCAACACCATCAAATGGATTTAAACCTTGTTTATTTAAATGTAATCCGAATGCACTAACACCTACTTGAGCCAATGTACTTAAAGGGGTATAAATTCCTTCATTTAAATCTCCACTAGTTTGTGTTTTAACAGCTGTTCTAGAAAGTAAATTTTGTTTTGCAACAAATAAAAGACCACTTGGATTTTTAAAATCAGTAAAATATTTAGTTAACCTAGCAATATCATTGGCCGTTGCTAAAGGAGCACCAACTGGTCCTCCTCGCAATAAGAAATCGTTGCCTAAAAAATCAAGAGTTGGTGGTAAATCTATATTAAGAGGTTTCTCAATATAGGGTTGATTTGAGGAACCACCACCTGGTCTATCTTTTCCAAACTTAAGAGATGTAAGATCTGTTTTTAAATCAATTAATGCCATTAACCTGGAAGGTTGTTAAGGTATTGTCCATTAGCAAAAGAATTATTAATAGAAGGAGTATTAGGATCACTCAATGGTCCTAAGGGTGTTGCTCCATTAATATCTAATAAGGAAGGTTGAGGTAAAAAATTTACCACACCATCATTATATGCTTGGTAAGAAATATTTACAAAATCAAAATCAGATCCATCTAATGAATAACCAGGAGTATTACCATCAGCATGTAATTTTGATTGTTGAGTTGCAAGTGGATTAGTTGGAGGAGTTTGTCCATTTCCATATGAATAAACTGATCCTTGTCCTGTTAATTTGTCTAAAAGTCCCATAATGTTTTTTGTTTTTATTATAAATATTATATTTATTGAGTTTTATATGTATTTTTAGCTATGGCCGTACCAAATCTAGTTCCATCAACTGTATTTTCTATGATAGTAGGTTTAGTGTTAGCTTTGGCAAGTTCTTGTTTAGTTGCTCTCATTTCTTCTAAAAGTGGAGATAAATCAATATTTGCATTACTAGTTGAGTTTGTATTAGGTTTATTTAAATTAGTTCCTGCTATAACTGAATCGTTTTTATCTAAAGAATATGTTCCTTTAGGGCCTGAAACTAATAATCCACCATCAGGACCTATCATACCATCTTTAATTTTTACTTGAGATGACAATCCATTAGTAAATGCTAATACTCCAGCTGCTGCAGCAGCCCCCAAAACTGGGCCTAGAATTGGGATACCGGCCAGGGAACTATAAGCAAACATAGCAGCTAAAGCACCTGCAGCCCATATTAAACCTTTTAAAGTATATCCTAAAGTAGCTCCTACTTCTCTAAATGTTTCTCCTAATTTCTTACCTAATTCTCCAATTTGTCCTATTCCTTGAGCCACTAATCCTACTACTTGCAATATTGAAGCTAGAGCATCCAATACTGGCATTAAAGGTTGAACTAATCCTATAAATAATTCTTTTAATTTTTCAGTAGCATTTGTTAATCTTTCTTGGATAGATTGCTGTTTTAGCTGATTGGCATATTGTTCATCGCCTAACATGGTTACTGCTTTATCATAACCATATTGTTTAACTAAAAGATCAAATTTTTCTTTAGCGGCTTCTGCATCTTTTACTCCTATTTTTGTTAATGCTTCCCTTTCAATTAATGAAGCAGCTAAATCTTCTCTACTCATGCCCACCGATTTTGCTAAAGCTTCTTGTTGAACACGATTCATTTTAGTAAATTCCGCTGATCCTTTTACTTGTTTTAGAATTTCTGCTGACGCGCCTGCTATGTCTCCATTTAAAGCAAGTAATCTAGCTCTTTCTAGATTTAAATCTTTACCAGTAAGTAATTCTGCTTCCAATTCAGCAGTAATAGATGATTCAAAATTTAATAAACTTTCAGCTATTTTATCAGCTTGGTCTAAATTAATACCAAATTGTTTTGCTTGAAATGCTGATGCTGCTAATTCTTTAGTTGTTCCACCAATTGATAATTTAATAGCGGCGGAAGTTTTAGATACTTCTTTTAATAGTTGTTTCTCGTTTATTGTTAATTTATTTTGCGCATTTAAAGCTGCTACTGTACCTAAAAATTGTTTAGTATTATCCTTTAAATTACCACCTGTAGCTAATGTAAGCTTTTGGATATCAACTAATTCTTCATTAGTATATCCAGCCATTTCCCTTAATTCAGTAAATGTTTCTAGGTCTGCTTGGTTTATTACAGCATTAGAACCTAATGATTTACCTACTGCAACCATGGATTCTTGCAGTGCTCTGGAATTTAAAGCTATATTTCCTGAAAGATTACCAATTTGGATTAGTTCTTCTCTAAGGTTGGAAGCTTCATTATATGTAAGGTTAAAATCTTTGGCTAAATCCCCAGTAGCACTATCTGCCGATTTAAGAGCACTTACAAATTGTGTAACAAAAAAAGTAGTTACTGTTAAAGGATCTGTAAGACTTGTTTTTATTTGGCTGCCAAGATTTTTAAATCCAGCTTTCATAGCTGAGGTTCTATTTCCTCCCTCTGCTATGTTTTGGGTCATTACTTTTAATGCATCATTAGTATCTACTATATTTCCCAAAATAGGGATTTTAGAAACACCTTTTAATATTTTTCCTGTATTTCCTAGTTTTGTATTAATTTCATCTTGGGATGCTTTTTGTTCTTCTAATTGTCTTGTATAATCTTCACCATATTCAAGTGTTGTTATATATTCTTCTATTAATTCTTTATATTCATTGTTTAATCCAGCAGCTAAAGATGTTAATTCTAAATTTCCACTTATATTTCTTTGGATAAGATCATCTATTGTTCCAATTGCGTTTCCTTGACGTCTTAAATAAGTTACAAGTTGAGTACCTAATGATAATTCTTTAGTTTTTCTTTCGTTTATTTGATCTTGAACTTTTTTAACATCTAATAACCCCTGTTGAAGTTTAAAAGCATTACTAGCTAGCTCATCTGTTACTTTAGCTAATTTATTAAATCTAGCTTGAATATCTTTTGCTACCGTTTGGGATACTCTATCTGTTCCCGCTATAGCTGCTTCAAAAGCTGTTGCTATATTGTCTGTAATACTTCTTAGGGTCTCTTCTACAATTGAAGCTGTTTCTAAGGATTTTCTTCTTAGTTCTTCTGGGCTATCTGCCATCTTTAAGCCGTTTAATATGTTATAAATATTAAGGTTTACAACTTTATTTATATTTCACACTTGACTTACCTGTTGGAGTAATAGGTTTAGGAACACCTTTCCATGCATCTTTATTGACGTTACCCATAGGATCTACTAATGTAGATTTATTTGAATTAGTGGAGGTGGATTTCTGATATTCTTCAGATTCTTTCTTATAATATTCGTTAATTTTATTAAAAGTAAATTGGCGCAACCATCTAGGCATAGCATAGACAGTTGGCCAATCATATCCTCCTTTTCCATGAAAACAAATTTCATGAATTTGAGTAAATAAATTTGCTCTTGCTATTGGCGCCGACTCAGAAGTCAGGCCAAAAAAACTTAATCCCAATTGGGATATCGACTCTATTTGAACTTCCGTCGGGAAAAAAAGTCAGATCTACGTCTGGTTGAGTTTCTTTAATATGTTTTCTTAGCTCCCTCGAGTCTCGAGCTAATAAATGATTATCAACAAACTCTCGAATTGTTTTTGTTTCTCGATCTCCACTAACTGAGGTAATCATGTATTTTAAACGTGTAGAAAGTTCAGGAGAAGCATTTTTGTTAATCTTTTTAAGACCTTCTAATTCGGTTTGTATTTTTTGTTCATCACCATGAGTTAGAATTTTATAAGTAATTTGAGTACCTGTTGATGGTAATGTATAATTGAATTCATTAACTCCCTTATTTGAATGTTCAAATGGTTTATTATCAATTGTTGATAAATCTATATTATATTCAACCCCATCATATTCAAATGAATAATCTTTTCCATAACCTAAAATACGAGCTGCAACCATAATTGCATTTTTATCTCCTACAATTAAATCGTTATAATTAATTTTAGAAACAATAAGTGCTTGTAATAGTTTATCTAATACAGTACCTTTTTGAATGTATGATTGATTAGTAAGGATATCTTCATGTTGGGCACTCATATATCTCATGATTATCTTTCCTGTAGATAATGGATTTTCATCTGGGTAGATTAATCCTTTTGAAGGTAGTTCAATTTCTTCTGTTGGGATGTTGTTTTCCATAAATTTTATTTAATGTAACTTGTTTTGTTATAAATATAATGAAAAAAAAGAAGCTCACCAAGTTTAGGCGAGCTTTCTTGAATTAATTTTTTCCGCATTAGTCATAATATATAATAAAAAATGTCCGATAATAAATATCGGACATTCTTGTAAGATCGCGGAGTGGATGGTAGTACTTTCAGAAATTGAGGATGCAATAATCCATTCCCAAATTTACAGTGATTTCTTGAGCTGCTGCTTCATCATCCCAACTGTAATCACCAAATTTAGCAGATTTAATAAATGCTCCTTTGATAATCCATTCTGAAATAATATCACCTACAGGTCCTAAAATATTAACAGTTACATCTTTTTTATAGAAATCTGAGTAACCATCACGACCAGTAACTGATTCATGATGTAAACGTACCCATTCCATTACAGCTTGGGCGCCTGATGGGGTGATAGGATCAAACAATGTCATTTCAATATCATCCCATAATGCTTTACCTTTAATTTTACGATAAACATTAATATGGTTTAATTTGATTTCATCCATTGTTACACCTACAGCACCAATTTTCTTAATTGTGTATGATGGAATACCATCAACGTACATAATGAATCTATTTTTTACTTTAGGTTCAAATGCGGTGAAAAATATTTCGTTTGGTGATAAAATTGCCATTTTCTATTGATTTAATTTTATTATAAATATGTATTATTTAAAAATCATCCCTCATTTTTCAGAGGGAAGATATTTTTTATTTTATGCTGGGAAGACAGCACCTGTTGGTGTTATATTAAAATCTAGATAAATGAATTCAGCGGTTTTAGTTGGTTGTAAATAAATCTGACCAATTAATTCATTTCTATCAACTACATCAGGTGTATTGTTTGTATCGTTCATTATTACCTTAAATGCGAATAATCCTTGACGTTGTTGAACACTAGTTAAATATGGATTAACTTGACTTAAGAATGCATTTCTTGTAGCTGCTGTATTTTGTTCAAATACTAAATTAAGGGCAACTTGAGAAATATATGATTTAAGAGCAATTAACAAACGACGAACATTTACTCTATCAAGAGCTGATGCTTTTAATTGTAATGTTTTCTGACCATATACTACAATTCCTGTTCCTGGGAAAGTTGCAATTGGATTAATTTTAGCAGCATATAAATCATTACGATTTCCTTGTGATAATTTCTTTTCTGCTCTAACTACGCCCGATAATCCACCTCTATTGATACCGGCAGGCGCAAACCAAGGTTCAGCTACTGTATCATTGAATGCATAAACTCCACCTATCATTGTTGAAGCTGGAACCCAAACATATTCACCGGTTGATGGTTCAACTACTTGCAACCAAGGCCAGTACATAGCAGCATATGAAGTATCTTTAGTACCTGCTTCTGTATTTACTTGAGAAATATTTGAGTTATATGCTACGGGATCAGGAACATATAAGAAATCTCCTCTATCCTGAGCAACAGCAATGATACTATTGATAGGTCCAGTATAATCTGTATTATATAGACCTGGTGTTAACATAATATTAAATTTATAGTCATCAGCATTGGATAATAAATTGATCATATTGGTATAATCAGATCCTACTAATCCTTGAGTATTTGATGCATTAATATTATTATAAAAATTTACACCTCCTGGAATATTACCAATCGCTCCACCAAATGCACCTGCAGAATTTACTGGGATTGATGCTGTATATTGTGGTTTAAAATTACCAACGTTATCGAAGAAATTAGGAGTAGTATAATTTACAGCTTTTACTCTAATATAATTTGATCTATTAGGGAATGAACCTGAATATACAATTTGAGTATTTGTTGAATCATATAATTCTTGAAAATCACCAATTACACGAGCAATATAATTTGAACTATTAGGATCTAATGTTAAATTAGTCCAAGTTTCTAATACTATTGGGTTATTTGTACTATCATTACCTCTTCTAACTAATAAGTCAAATGTTCCTGAAGCTGATCTAGCATTTACAATTTGCCATCTAACGTTATCTGCTGAACCACTAGGTAAATTACCTCCTGCTGTTTCAGTACTAACACTATTCATGATCACACCTTCAGAAAATGTTTCTAACGTGAATGGAGCGCCTGATGTTCCTCCTGAAAGTGTTACTGTAGTACTTCCTGAAATGAATGTATAGCTATTTGCTGGTTGTCCATTTGTTGAAGCAAAAGTAATACCACCTGTAGAACCAGATAGAGATGCAGTTATAAATTGCAAACTAGAATTATAAGGCGATACAGATGCACTAGCGTTAAATGCATTTATGACAGCTGTTGATGTATTTACTGCATTTGAACCTGAGGCTACATAAATTATTGTACTAGTATTAGTTGGAACTGTACTGCCCGTTACTTGGATTGTAATTCCTCTTACACTTAATGATGAAGATCCTACTGATTGTGCTTGAGTATATAAGTAACTAAAATCAGCATTTGCTGATGCTGTAGTAAGAGTAATATTATTAAATAATCCAGATGATGTTGCGGATGAATATGATGTTCCTGATCCTGAAACAACTCTAGTTACTAATAATGATTGACCTCCATTTACAAAATAATTGTAAGCAGCGATTGATGTAAAATAAGTATAATTTTTTTTATTATCAGTGCTGCCACTTTCTAATACGGTACCAAAAACATTCTGGTATTGATTCCATGTAGTTACTATTGTTGGAACTTCAACTGGACCTTTAACTGTTGGTCCTATAATTGCTGCTCCTACAACAATTGGTCTTTTTTGAACAAAAGAAGAATCATTTTCTCTTGCTAAGACTCCTGGTGAAATAAGTACTTCTGCCATTTTATTATTTTGTTCTTAATTGGTTTTAATTTTATTATAAATATGACAAAACTTTTTAAAAATATTTAATTACCGATAAATTCTCCTTTTTCTAGATTAATGGTACCATCTCCATATTTTTGTTGTAATGTTTCACCAGTTTTTATTTCTTCTTGACGAAGAGTTTTTAACTCGTTTTTTAAATATTCTTTTTGTAATTCTAATTCTTGAATTCTTAACTCAATTATACCAAACTGTTCGGTTAATTGTAAACGTTTTTCTTGAATTAATTTTAAAGATTGAATTTCTTCTTGTGTTAAAACTTTTGTTGTCATAAATTATTATTTTTTAATTAAATGAACCTGATCTCCAAGCGGTTCCATTATAAATATATAATAAATTAGTAGAGGGATTAAAATACATACTTCCGGTTTGTGGATTTAAAGGATTACCACCATTAGTTGGAATCATAACAGAACCAGATAAATTAGTATCAACATCCACAGTAAATCCATTTTTACGACCTTTATCAGCTCCAATACCTACTACAAATACAGAAGTAGCACCAGCTTTATTTAAAGAATTATAAGAACCTACCACTGTTTGATATGAATCTAAAGTTACAGTATTATTTCCTTCAGCATGTGAATAATTACCACTTGCCCATGTATTAAATCCTTCAGCATGACTATAAATTCCACTAGCTGTTGTTGAAAAACCTTCAGCATGTGAATAATCTCCTATTGCTTGAGTAAATTTTCCTTCGGCATGTGAATAAGATCCTGTTGCTATAGTCTCTTGTCCTTCAGCATGTGAATAATCTCCTGATGCAGTTGTTAAAAATCCTTCAGCATGTGAAAAATTACCTATTGCTTGAGTAAATTCTCCTTCAGCATGGGAATATTCTCCTATTGCTTGAGTATTATATCCTTCAGCATGTGAATTACTTCCTATTGCTATAGTACCTCGTCCTTCAGCATGTGATCCACCAAATGATACAGAATTTCTACCCTCTACATGTGAATAGTCTCCTGGAATTATTTGGTCTCCTGTCCAGTTAAGGATTCCAAATCCTAAATCACCAACATATGCAGTTGTTGTAGTAACAGAGGTATCATATAATTTAACTATTGTTTGTGTGGTATAATATGATTGACTTATGATAAATGTAATCATCCCATAGTTACCATCAAAAGGAGTATCATATAATAATAATCTGTTATCTGATGCAAATTCACCACTAACATCTCCATAAGAAGTACTTAATGTAATTATTCCACTTGATACTGAAGCGGAATAAGCTTGTTGTGTGCCTGTTTGAGTAAATTGTCCTTCGGCATGTGATTGATTTCCTATTGCTTGAGTATTAAATCCTTCAGCATGTGATTCAATCCCTATGGCTTGGGTATTACTTCCTTCAGCATGTGAATAATCTCCTGATGCAGTTGTTAAAAATCCTTCAGCATGTGAAGCATATCCTATTGTCATAGTGTCAAATCCTTCAGCATGTGAAAATAAACCAGAAGCTGTAACACGGTTACCTTGCTGTAGTGATTGACTTTGATGAATAAAAGCAAAACTTGCTGTACCAGCAAAAGCACCTCCATTATTATATTGAATTTGAGTGTTGCTACCACCTGGTGTTCCTCCACCACCCCCAACAGCTGCAGATGCAGTATATGATATAACTCCTGAAGCTGAATTATAAATTAATATATTAGTTAATGAAGAGGCTGTTGGTAAGTTGGTTAGTGATAATGAAGCTGTTGAACTTCCACTAATTATTATGTTTGATGTTATTAATCCCATTTTTTATTTTTTGTTATGGTGTAAAATTAGTATTAAATACATATTCACTTCCATTCCAACGTTCAACCTTTAATGTAGAAGTAGCTCCTGATCCTGATAAAATAATTCTCCAACTCCCTACTGTTCCAGGAGAACCAAAATACATTGCTGTATTTTGTTGGAATCCTTGTGCTGAAGATGTAGTGTATGTAGATCCGCTTGAAACTATAGATCCTTGAACATATAATAATGATGAAGTTATATCTGCTTGATCAACTGTAGTGTATAGACCTCCTCCTCTTAATCCTATTCTCGTAAATCCATTAGCCCAGTGAGAGAAACTAGCTGATAGTTCCCCAGTAACGTAGTATCCGGTGCTGTTTATATTGGGTCTACCTTCTATTGCAAATGTTGGACTTCTTAACGAAGATGATTCAATCTGATTTGTTGAATTTGAACCAATATATGGAGAAAATAAAAATGTGGCTTGAGCATCTCTATTTATACCCGTGGTAGTGGCTAAAACTCCATTAAACATTAAAGCCCCAGCAGCATTTCCTGATGATCTCCACCCATTAATTCTCAACCCACCATTATTTATATTACTTGAACCATAATTTATTTGTCCTATTTGTATTGGATTACCACCCGTGGGAGAATTAAAAACAATATATTCTCCATTTGTTATTGTTCTTATTTTAACAGATTTATCTATATAATTCCATTGTAAATCACTAGAACCACTAAAAGCAGATCCACTATTGAATTGAATATGAGTATCTGATCCTCCAATAGAGCCCGTAATTGAAATTATGGGGCCATTATATCCAATTGCTTGAATTCTAGGTCCTGCTACTATATTTACATAAGAAGCTGTTGTTGAAAAAGATGAGGATATAGCTTGAGAAGCAGATATTGAAAAAGAGGCCGTTCCTAATAATGAACCAGTAAATGAACCTGTAAATGAACCTGTAGCTATTACATTCCCTAATATTAATTGTCCATTCCCACTGTTGTATGCACTGTTATTAACTCCACCAAAAACACCCCCTGAGTTGAATTGAAGTTGATTAGTAGAACCACCTGGTGCTCCTGAACCTGTTTTAGCTAATAAAGCTATAACTCCTGGAGTTGCGTAGCTTATCTCTAATGTATCTATGTTTGAAGAAGATATATTTACATATGAAGCTGTAATTGCTTGAGATGAAGATACAGCCCATGAAGATGTTCCGAATAAACTTCCTGTGAATGATCCTGTGAATGAACCTGTTGCTCTTAGTGTAGTTCCATCATATGTTAAAGTAGGTACTCCACCAAAAGCACTTGCGCTATTATATTGAATTTGAGTAGGACTACCTCCAGGTGATGTTGAACCACCTCCCCCACCACCAGAACCTGTAGTATGAACTACTCCAGTTGCCGTATCAACTACTAAAAACTTTACTCCTGTTCCTTTATCAACTAATGAACCAGTTATAATAACATTACTCCCCGATACTATTAACGCGTAATTTGATGGATTTCCCATCTTAATCTGATTATTAGAAAATACTTCTAATATAGATAAACCTGATATATTATTGACAGAAAATAATGAACCTGATAAGTTATCCATTATTTTTAAAATAGATCCAGTAGTACCTACAAAATTTACTGAGCCTGAAGGTTCAACATATAATACTATTGGATTAGCATCACTACCACTAAATTGCATTAGTGATTGGCTAGGAATAATGAATATATCGTTATTAGTATCTGATTGTAAAGACATGTTTTTTTATTTTATTATAAATATTATAAAATTTCCCAAGGCCTAAATCTATATCGATGAGCAAAATAGTTTTGTTCTATTTCTTGTGAGGAAAGTATTCTATTATAAATTTGGAATAAATAATAATAAGCATCAGCTTGCATCATAGATGATAAACCAGAATTTTCAGTAACTCCTTCTAATTCTGCGGCAAAACTATTACCTATCTGAGCTCCTAGAGCTAATCTAGATAAACTACCAATATGATTTCCAGTTGGTACACCTGTAATTTCTATTTCGTCTTCGGTTGTTTTATAACCATTTATATATAATTCTATTCTAGAACTAGGTGATATCCCTCCATTATAATTTATATGAACATTTATTGGTTTTTTATCTGGGATAATATAGTTTGGGTTTTTCAATGATATTTTTTTAGTTCCTTGTGTTGGGTCCTCTTGAATTTCAAATCTAAGATAATATGGGTTGGTATTTGGATTAGCAGGATTATTATCCCCTAATAATGTATTTAATTGAAGTAAAAGTTCTCTAGCATTTCCACTAATAAATGCTGTTCTGGCAGGATTAGGTATTAACATATTTACATCTGCCCATTTAGAGAAAATAGTAACAGAATTTCCACCATTTTGTGAGTACCAATTTCCTGGAGGGGTAGGAGGTTCAACTATTGAATATTCTATTATTTGTTTTGAATAATCTATTTCAAACCATATATTAAAAGAAAATTGTGGATTTGTTCCTGCAAGAGGACTAGGTTTTCCTAAATTCCCAAAACTAACATATGAACTACTAGCTGGACCTGAAGGATTTGGGTAGCTAGAACTAGCTTTCACATGAATTCTACCTTGGTGAGTTGAATCCCATGAAGGAATCACAGCTGCAGAACCTGATAATTCTCCATTAAATGCTGCTTCATTATTTATACTTCCTGGTCTATATACTAAATTATTCCATACATTTCCTGAACCTGGGTAGCTTAATGGATTAGCAGCATCTACATATAATATTAAACCATTTAATATTTGTTTAGGTCCATAAGATATAGATCCTGAGTAATTACTGTCTAGTGCTCCAGATGTTATTAAAACACTACCAGATGCTGATGATATTATAGACATTTATACTATAGTTTTTAATTTTGGAACATCTTTTCTTTCTGCAAATACTTGGTAATGAAAATTAGGAGTGGATGTATTTGAACCTACTATTATTTTATTATTAGTAATATCTAATATATGAAGATCTTGATATTCTCCAACACTAGTTAAATTAACTGTTATTGTATTTTGATCAATCAACCATTCCCATTCTTCAGGTAATTCAATTATATGAGAATTTGATTTACCTCTTACAAATACACTATGTTCAGGACCCTCAGTTACACCATATTGTAAATATTTGCCTTCTTGTGTTTGATGAGGTATAATAAATGATTTTGTTGTAGCACCAAATGAACCTGATACTTCTAATGTATATTCAGGAGTAACTTTATTTATACCTAATCTTTTATTAGTTATATCCCAAAATACTCCTCCTTGATTACTTGATGAAACAGGAAATAATGATTGGGATGTACTTCCTGAATAGAATGCTATATATCCTGTAGGTCCTGGATTAATGTAACTTGGTATATCAATAGATGCTGTTACTGGATCTGCAGAATATGTTACTGTCACTCCAGAACCTGTAAAGTTTAATACTCTAGAACTAGTAATATTAGCATTATATTTAACTTTTATCTGTTGATATTCATCACTTGAAGTATAATATAACTGTCCTGAAGTTGGATTATATGTTAATATATTTGCAATCGATGAAGTAGTAGTCAATCCAGTAAAAAATACTGAACTAGTTGTAGATAATGATGAAGAAAATACAGCTCCAGAAGATGATAAAATATAAGTTCCTCCTGAGTTACTAACTATTAAACTTCCTGTTAATTGTACTTGATTTGAGGAAGATATAAAATTAAATGTAGTTGCACCAGCTGGTGAAGAACCACTATTATATTGGATATTCCCATTAGAACCAGCAGTACCAGGAATATGAATTGAAGCGGTATTTGTATTTACTTGGGTTGGTATTACTCCACTTCCAGAAAATATAAATGATGATGCTGTTGGTACTAAACCAGGGTTTGATGTACTTTGTACTGATGGTAAACCAGATGGGGAAGATATAGTAATGGTTGCTGTTCCTGAAGAAGTAGCTACTGTAGCTCCTACAAAATTTATTGTTGTATTTGAACCTTTATTTGAACCATTGTCTTGAATAATAACACCACTTGTAGCAGGAATAAAAATACTTGCTGTATTTGAAGTTACAGATACTGATGATACTCCTGAACCTGAAAAATTCAATACTTTAACTAAATTTGATGGATTAACTGCTCCATCTTTAGCTACTTTCATAGTTCCTTCAATAGTAGCAGTATTTCCTGCTACATTAACATCTAAATTTTCAGCAAAATTTATTGTAAATACTGAACCTTCAGTAGATCCATCATCTTGAATTTGAACTCCTCCTAATATACTACTAGAAACCGAAATATTAGCGATCCCTCCAGCAATACTAGCTGTTATGAATTCATCAAAGTTTAATCCATTAACCTGAGTTGTAATTCCACTATTATTTTGAACTCCAATAGATCCATTAATTCTAATACTACCTGGAAAATTTATGTAATCAATTCCAATATTAGAATTTCCTGTTAAATTAATATATGAAGCAGTTAATGCTTGAGAAGCTGACTGGGCCCAAGATGATGTACCAATTAAATTTCCTGTAAATGATCCAGTGAATGAACCTGTTGCTCTTGTATTAAATAAAGTTGTTAAACCGCCTGATACTGTTAAACTACCAGTAACGGTTTGATTTCCATTAAATTGATTAGAAGCAGTAGTAGCAAAAGAAGATGTTTGAGATATAAGTAAATAAGGAGCCAACATCGAAGATGTTTGTGCTATAAGTAGATATCCACTTAAATTTGGAGGTGTTAAAGCACTAATACTTTGAGTATAAAATATTTGTCCTGTTGAGTTATCATAAGTTAATATATATCCTCCACCAGTTCCAGAAGGAATTGTTGGAAATTGAACTACTGAACCTGTGACTGTTAAGTTACCTGAAACAATTTGGCTACCTTTAAATATATTGGATGCTGTAGTTGCGAATGCTCCAGTTTGTGCAATCT